AGTTCCCGATGCGCTTTACTTATACAGAAATCCTGGATCTAATGTAGAAGCAGGACTTGCTCGTAGAAGAAAAGCAGAAGGTGAATCTTGGAAAAAAGGTTAACCCATTCACAAAGAAAAATGACTAACAAGAAAAACGAAAATGCTATGGGACAATTAATTCGTATATGTATCTTGGGTTGGTCTGCTGCTCTTCTAACTGCAAGTTATTCTGGTGCTCTATCTAAGATGGATCCCACATTCATTGCAACTGTCTTCACTGCTTCTGCTGCCACTTTTGGCATTAATACAATGAAGAAAGGTGGTGATGATGAAGATGAAAAGAAAGGGGAACCAAAAAGAGAGGAGTTTGTAGAAGCACCTCCAGAACCACCCGTTTCACCAGAATCATCTATTTCAACAATTGTTGAAACCCCAGAAACTTTGGAAGCAAGAGTAGAAGCTCTTGAGACTAAAGTAGAAGAGGGTGAAGGTTATGTCCAACCTCGCACAGGGGTATAATGGCAAAATCATCAAACAAAGGTAAGAAAGGTTCCAATGGTTCTAAACAGAATCAGGGGAATGCTACAGCAAAGAAGGCAAAAAACGGTGGAAAGAAAAAATGAGGACTTATGGCACGAGAGTGGAACACTCCCAAGCGTGAGTGTTGGAATAAACCAATACATCAAATACTTAAAGCAATAGATAACCACACCCGTCTTCATTTGGAGACGGGTGATTTTTGGCATGAGGAACAGGCACAAATACTAAGAAAGTATGTCAAAGATTTAAAACTTTTTATTCACAGAGAAGAGGGAAGAGAATGACTGATCCAGTTTGGGGAGTATGTATAATTCTTGGAGCAGGATTGATTTTTACTGTTTGGTGTATTTACTATATACTACGACTGGCATATTTGGAGACAAAAGATGAAACAATTAGCACTAATTCTATCGGCAACAAGTCTTCTCATTAGTGGAGCACTTTGTGTAGGTGCTTATGTGACTTATAAGAAAGCAGAGGCAATTCTCAACAACCCAGAAGATTTTGTGGGTGCTGTTGTAGAGAAGCAAGTTAGTAAGGCATTTGAAAAATTGCCTATTCCTAACCTAAATACAGGGAAGTTCAAACTCCCATTCTGATGTCATTAAAAGATCCATACATCTATCGTATCAAACAAATTTTAAAAGTAGTAGACGGAGACACAATCGATGCTGACATTGACCTTGGCTTTGATATCTCTCTCAGTAAGCGAATACGTCTTGCTGCTATTGATACTCCAGAGAGTCGCACAGCAGACGCAAATGAAAAGAAATATGGACTCCAATCAAAAGAATGGTTGAAGCATAAAGTAGAAAATGCTAAGAACATTTTAATCAAAACTGAACTCCCTGATAGCACGGAGAAATATGGTAGAATCATCGGTCATTTATTCATTAACGACCAAGAAACCTCATTGAATAATCAAATGATTATTGAAGGTTATGCTTGGACTTACGATGGTGGAACAAAGAAGAAAAACTTTGCTGAGTTAGATGCCAAACGTACCAGAAATTCCTGATATAAGAGCAAATAGAATAGAAACACCAAGGGTGGAGGTTCCAGTCATTCGTAATCTGGAACCTCCACCTATTCTTGTACCAATCAATAGGAAATTGCCAATACCTGTTGTGGATGTTCCCCTTGAAGGTATTCCACAATATGAACCGATAGATGCTCCTACAACTGAACAGTTTAGGAGAATGGTAAATCCTCAACAAGAACCAAAGAAAGAAGAAGAGATACAAGATAAACCCAGAGGACTTCCAGATGTAAAACCATTTATACCATCAATACCTGTAGTTCCCACACAACAAGAACCTCAAACGATTGTACCACCGCAAAGTAATTTAGGTGTCCCAGAAATCCAAGTTCCCTTTGTTGGACCAGTTCCAGTTCCCCCTAAAGAGCAAGTTATTCTTGCTGGCACCACTGCTACTGCTAGTGTTGCTGCGGCTCTTATTGGCAAATCTGTGGTGGAATGGTTGGTAGGAAAGATGAAACCGATTATTCAGCAGGTTTTTGTGCGGGGGAAACAATTATTGAACCGAGATCTGACGCCTTACGAGACTCAGTTGCTTTTTGCTTTGGAACTGGATAAGAAGACCTTGAAACTTTTGAAGAAGGAACAAAAGGCTGAGAAATTACGCCAGAAGCAGGTTTTTGTTGAATCACAACAACATCCGCACATATCTTTGCGTAAGGAGAAGCAGGATTAAAGAAAATCCCATTCTTCATCGCTTCTCCACATTTTAATAATCTCACGAGCTCGTAATCTAAACGACTTTTATCCGTTTCTGCTCTTTGTCTAGCAGTCCAAGTATCTGCTGCCGTCTTACATCTTTCCTGTAATCCACCATCTAATGGAAATGAAAGAGTTGCTGACAGACCAAAGTTATTTGCAAAGGTATCTTTCTGACCAGTTCTTTCTAATCCATTTATTCCTGTGGTTGGGTCATTATCAATATCCGCATATGCTTCAAAAGGTCTTGAACCACTTTTGGATGTGGTCATAAAGGGAGTAAGATTAAAGGTTGGACCCTGACAACTTACTCCACCACCGTATGAGTTGGTCACGTATGGACCCTGTAGCACCTGTACTGCCTGGTTGGTTACACTTCCTGTTGATGTTGCCTGAGGATTTGCAATTGCAGTTACAGGGGTATCCCCCTCTGCATACGCAGGGAGAACAAAAACACTTAGAGCAAGGATTGTTCGTAGGCATTTCATCTTACTGGGTAAATACTGACATTGAATCTGTAACAGATTGAATTGTCGTGGTTCTATTGACTGTTGTATCTTTAATCAATCCAGGACCCATATAAGTTTCTGAAAACTGAAATGGTTGTCCTTGGTTCACAATAGAATATCCTGCTCCAAGAGTTGGAGTTCCTGGAATATTGATATTTGTTCCTGTAACTGTATAACTAAATCCAGTTTGGAAATCTTGTTGTCTAATTATCTCATTCACTGTTGTGGTGGATTCAGTATGAGAAGTTACAGTACCACTAGTAAAGTTTGGTGTGACTGGAGCTGCTAGGGATGGTAAGGAAAACCCTAGCAGACAAATGCCTGCTAGGATATGTTTCACTTGAATACGCTCAGTTCTACACTACGTTGACCAATAGCAGTGGTTCCAGCACCACCACCAGTAACTGTAAGAGCACCAGTAGTTGTATCAATTGTACCTGCAAGAGTACCTTTATCACCTGCTACTTGTGTTGTATTCTTACCATATAGAGTTGGTGATGCAATTGCACCATTAGTAACTGTCTGTGATGAAACAGTACTGTCTCCAACGTTTAGTGATTCTGTAAATGAGAATGCCTGACCATCATTATTGATAGCATAAGTACCAGCACTCATCGTTGCTGCTGCACTTGATGTACCACCAGTCAATCCACCTAATGCTGAAACGCCAATGTTAGTTCCCGAAACTGCGTAGGAACTACCAATTCTTTCTGTTTGTACCGCTGCACCCTGTACTGTTAATTGAACGGAATCAGTGATTGTTGATGAAATTTCACCTGCAAAAACAGGAGTCGTAAGGAATAACGAAAAGGCTAAAAGAAGTCTTTTCATTTTTCTATTTTATAGGACTATTAGTATTTATGAAATAGTGTGGTATAATATAAATATTTCGCATTTAATTCATAAACATGACTGAACAACAAGAACATCTTGCAAATCTTTTAAAACAACAGCAAGATTTGACTAAAGAGCTTGAAAATCTTCAAGCACAAACTGCTGGAAAAAAAGAACTTTTTTGGAAAGTTCAGGGTGCAATCGAGTATTTGACTCAAATTGGAGTAGTACTTACCGAACCAGAACCAGTTGAAGAAGTGTCTGTAGGTGCTTGACAAAAAATAAATAGTAACTTATTATGGTAAATCCCTAACACAGGGATTACATCATGAGAATTTGATGTGACATTAGAGCCGTGGAAGGTGCCCGCCGAGAGGTTGGGTATACCCCCCTTCTATACGGATGTAGAGTTCAATTAACCTTAATGCAAAACATCTTTACAGTAGCCTTGCCTCTCTTGGCATCGGTTACAACCAGTACGGCAACACTGCCTATGGTATTTCCTCCTCCCCCCTTGAGTGCTCCGCCACCATTTTCTGTTATTAAGGAGTTTGAGACCAAGACAGCGACCAAAGAGGTTGCTCCCGAAAAGCCAAAAGATAAAAGGCTAATTTGTAAAGGGTGTAATGAAAATGAAAATGTATCCCTGGATTATTTTCAGGACATTGGAATTACAGATAAAAACGCCCTTGCTACTATTCTTGGCAATATCAAGCAAGAATCAACATTCGTGCCTAATATTTGCGAAGGTGGTAGCAGAACGAATTATCGTAATTGCTACGGCGGTTATGGTCTAATTCAATGGACATCTGCGAATCGTTATTATGGATTGGGTGATTTTGCTAAAAAGTATGGTGGTTCTCCATCATCACTTCAAACGCAACTTCGTTATCTAACAAATGAAGTTCAATGGAGAAGAATTGAAGATCGTATGAAAAAAGGTGGTCGATCAATTTATTCTTACATGAACGATGCGTACAGTTGGATTGGTTGGGGCATTCATGGTGCTCGAACCTCATATGCTCATGATTATGCATCCCGATTGATTCAAGTAGAAGTCTAATTATGTTAAGGGAGGTCTCCTCCCTTTTCTTGCATATATAAACACATACCTATATTAAAGGAAACATTATGTCAGAAACAGTACAACAAATCACTGATGCAGTTACTGCGTGGCAAGTTGAGGACGAAAAGTTTGCTGCAGGCAATGGTGCTGCAGGAACTCGTGCTCGTAAAGCACTTCAAGAAATCTCCAAACTTGTAAAAACTCGTCGTAACGAAATCACTGCTGAAAAAACTGCCCGTAAGGAAGCAGCAGCAGGTTGATATATAAGGGGAGTGTTTTGCTCTCCTTCTTATGTTTAAATTTGGTAAACAAAAACCAGATATAAAGCAGTATGCAATTATAGGAATTGTATTGAGTTCTATGATTGCAGTACTTTCCCAATGCACTGGTATAAAGCAAGATAGTATTTGGGATTTACTTGACGAAGTTCAAAGAAGATATTTTCCCCAAACTATTCTCAACGAGTTTATACTTAAAGACCCAGAGAAACTTGATAGAAGAGTTAAGCGTGATGTTGATGCGGCAATCGCAGAATATGAACGATTGACGGGAGACAATGGAAAGGTTAGAATACCTTCACCACGATACTCAGAGAAACCACCAGACGGGTCTTATGCCCAATCAGTTCTTGGAGGTGAAATGAGATTGTGTGCTCCATGGGTTGACGACTGCCCTAAGGAGTGATATAATAGTCTTATGGGCATATAGTGAAGTGGACTATCACACGGCTCTTCTAAAGCCTTATCCTTGGTTCGAATCCAAGTATGCCTGTTATAAGTAAACTGCCCCCATAGTTATAGCAGTTAAAATAATCGCCTTGTAAGCGATAGTCGCGGGTGCAAATCCTCGCTGGGGGCTTGACATAATACTCGTTATGTCTTATACTTTTCTGGTGTGAAGGAAGT